CGTTAGTGTTTACTCTTCCGTGTATCCGTCCGTTCTTTTGTAGCTTCAACCACGCCTGATTACCCTCTGCCAGTTGTCCAAGTCTTTTCTGTACTAACAAGTAATCACACAGCACCTCAGCAAATGGATGGTCTATACCACGCAGTACTGCTTCATCTACTTTCGGTGTGGTTGCATCTGATTCTTTCGGCAGGTCAAACCCTAAGTCAAGGAATCGTTCTGCTATCTGCTTACGACTACCGGGATTAAACAGTATCGTCTTAGTCTTGTTACCCGTCTTCACTGCATCCTTGACCAACGTCTGTTTCAAGTTACGCATCTTCAACTGCTTCTTCAGTTCCGTCTTTGTTGCAGCTGTGATAAACTCCATGCCGTCCTCTCGTTCTATCTGTAAGGACCAACCACTCGGTGTCTTCATCTCTTCTGTCTTAGACGGGAACTCTTTCTGTAGTCTGTCTAATAACTCAGCACGTTTACTGGCAAGCTTCAGCTCCAACTTCTCTGCTTTCTCTATATCAAACGCAAATCCTTTCTTCTCTTGTAGTCTCATAAGGAACGCAAACCAATGTTCAATCGCTAACATCTCACCGCTAGGATTACCCATCATCAGATAGTCAAACAGGATTTGTGTTACGATTGTATCACGTTCACAGTACTTCCTCATCTCCTCGTTGTAACTGTCGAACGCTCCGTCTTCCTCACCGTATGTCAGCTTGGTTAACTTGTTCAACCGTAACCCCCACGCCTTCAACGAATGACTACCCACTAAACTTTTATCGAAGTTCTTTCGTAAGAAGTCGTCGTTGCGTACATCAGGTACTATACACTTAGCCATGACCATCGTGTCCAATACTTTAACAAGAGGTGGATGGAAGCTGTACATCTTAGAGAGAGCAGGTAGATCAAACCCGATGACGTTGTGTCCGACGATTCGTTCTGCCTTAGCTAACTCCATTAGTCCGTTCTTAATACCAGCACCGTGATACGTTATCATCTTAGGCGTGGTAGGATCGTAGATAGATAGACAGTGAACAGTCTTTAAGTCAGACAAGTTCGACCAGTCCTCTATCGCATTTGTTTCTATATCAAAGAATAGTGTTTTCATTTTTATTAGAATGGGTTGTTAGTTGTTGTATCTTCGAAGACGTTCTTGTCCTCTGTGTATCGTCCGGTTTCTGTGTCGTAGTTAAGTGTGGTGCAATGTCCTGTCTGTCCGCTGAACCTATTCTTTAACACACGAACACGGGTTGCATTGCTTGTTGTCTCAGCTTGTTGGTTTCGTTCCAATCCGATTACCATGTCCGACAGTTGTGCTATAGCCTGTGATCCACGTAAATGGTGCAGACTTACTCGTCCTCCTTCTTCGTGACCACTATCCACTCGCTTCAAGTGACTGACTAACACCATACCACACCCTGTCTCTTCAACAAGACTTCTAAGCTTGGTCATTGTGTTATCAATCAATCGTCGTTCGTCGTCTCCTGCAATACCACTGACAACAATGCTTAGGTGATCTAGGAATATCCATTTACAATCGAATCCTTTTATCAGATATCGTATCTTACCCAGCAAGTTGTCACTGTCCATACTACCGAAGTGATCGTAGGTGTAGAACTTTCCGTTCCCTACCGTCTCTTCAAACGCAGGACGTAACGCTTCCGTATCTATTTGTTCGTCTTCTAGGTGTAATGGTTTGTTCAGATGGATACCCATGATACCAAGAGCTGTACGCCTGACGGATTCCTCCAGTGCTATATAACCTACCGTCTCGCCAAGACCTAGCAGGTGATGAGCTATCTCACGACAGAACAGAGACTTTCCTATTCCACTACCCGCGCATACCGTAACTAATTCTCCTAGTCTCATGCCGTGGGTTAACTCGTTTAAACTATAGTACGGATACGGCACAGCTTTGTGTTCATCAGTATTACTTACCAACTCCCACAAGTCCTTACCGTTTACGATTCCGTCAGGTCTGTACTCTCTTGCTTCATAAAGACACGACACCAACTCTTTGGACTTACCTCCTGTCAACATATCAGACGGGTCTTTAAGTGGCAGCTCTGCGATATGTGCTTTGCCGGGTGTCAGGAGTGCTGCACATTCAGCTGCCCCCTTTCGTCCGACATCATCCATATCAAAACAGAACACCACTTTCTCGAACCGTTCCAACCAGTCGATAGCTTGTGCCACGTGTTTCTTTGCAGCACTTGCTCCGTTCGGTACGCTGACCACGGGCCATCTGTTATCCATAGCCTGTGACGCACTCAACGCATCTATCTCTCCCTCAACTACAACGACACGACGTCCTCCTTCTTTCCACAGGTGTTGACCGTACAATCCGACCAACTCACCACGAACACAGAAGTTCTTGTTAGCGTATCGTACCTTCTGAGCTACAGGTTTACCGTCTCGTGTCTTATAGTTAGCTATCTGAACATCCTCACCATTCAAACGACCAACCCAGTAGCCCCACTTACGACACGTTTCCTGTGTTAGGTTGCGTCGTGGTATTGCTTTGGGTTCGCCAGTTAAGAACTCTCTCGGTGCTGGTTCGCTCACTCGTCCTCCTCCTTGTCCACTATAATTTTGACACACGAAACAATAGGTGCTTCCGTCATCGTTGGTGGCTGCTCCGTCACTTGACCCGCACTTGTCACAGGGTTGATGTGTTTGTGTGAAAGCCATGTCTTTGGTATGATTTTATCTGCATATGTTATTCCTTTCTTATCGCACCAACGAGCGTAAGTGGTGTCGCTTCCCTTTCGTATCTTGTTCGCAGCGTTCATAAACACCATTCGTATATCTAGGTGTGGATGTTGCTCGCGTACTAACAGATGTTTCTTCCTGTCCTCGACCGTCCAAACTCCCTTTGCCTCTATGATAATACCATTAGGCAGGATGAAGTCTGGTGTGTAGGTTGATACTTTACGGTACTCTATCTTTAGTGTCTCGTATTCAAAGTCGACACCACTACGCTGTAACTGGTTAGCTAATTTAGATTCGAAACCTGAACGATAACGGTTATTAGAAGTTCGCTGTGACTTCGGTCTCGCTCGTTTCTTCCGCATCGAATACTTGGTCTAGGGTTTCTCCTCCGTTAGCTACGAATCCTTCTTCACTGGTGAATCCGAATGCATCAGCTGCTGCTCCACTTACTCCACCGTTGTGTAACTCTATTACTTGTACGGCTTGCAGTTCAAACGTCACACCAAACCCTTGACTTGGCACATACCAAAACCTCGGACGAAATGCCATGTTCACTTTACTACCGCCCCATACTTTGACGTCTTCGGGCAACGGCTTACCTTGTGCGTCGAACAACGCAATAGATAGACTGTAAGTTGTGCCGTCTTTGCGTCTGCCTCCGGCTTTTAACTTAGACTTAACAAGCGTACCTTCATCTGTCTCAGTGATAGGCAGTCCTTTCTGCTCGATCTTCTTACCAGCGTGCTCTTCCTGTACTTTCTTTAACTCCTCCTCGTACAACGGACGTATCGTGTTTTGCAGCATCTCAGCTTCCTCTTTACTAACAATCAAATCACAGCTGTACGTACCGAACTCAGGATCAAACCGTTTGTTAGGTTCATTCAGGTGACAGTACTTAGCTGTGCCTTTGACTTTAATAACTGCGTGTTTCTTTCTACTTTGTATACTCATATTTCTCTTAGTGTTTATTATGTGTTATGACAGCAGGTACATTGCTCGATCTATTTGCGAGACGTCAAGCGTCCCAAGTTCAGGCAGGTCAGGCAACTTTGCTGTCGGGTATTGATTCAATAACTCACATCTGAACTCGGCTAGTAAGTCAATTGAAAAGAAAGTCTTGTATGTTTTTCGTACATCTTGGTGTACTTTTCTTGCGTTACAGGCGTGGCTTATGAAGCAGTCGTGAACAAACCCCATGTCGTACGCCATACCGTACGCTAATCGGTGGACAACAGCTGCATCTATGCCGTGTATAAAGTTAGCAGTAATCCCTTTGCGTTGTTCCTTTGGGTCGATCTCGTCTGTGTCGTCCTCCAGTTCAACCGTTGTTGATATGTTACCGACTATTGTTCGACACTGTAATCGTTTTGTTTTAGTCAGTCCTTGTACAACTTTGTATCCGCTCGGAGTAGTCCATCTGATTATCTGATTTCCTATTGCATTGGCACAACCACGTAAGAACTTCTGTATACGGACAACACTCTCTAACTCCTCCCGTGCTACCGTGTTGAACTGTTCGGCTAGGTAATTTATAGCGTCGATGTTCTCGCCCTCTTGAAACGGATGGTTGTCCCCGATAATACTTAAGAAGTTACTGAGTACGTGATAGTACGACTGACCGTACGGCTTGTTCATTACCGCAGCCTTACTCATAGCTCTTGTCACTCCATACTTGAACCATTCAGATGCTATATAATTCTCACTTGACTGCTCCTTCAACCGTTCGTACACAAGGTCAGCAATGTGCTGATACATATCTCCTACTGGTTGGTCAGGTATCAAATTACAGTGCTTGGCGTGACGTGTATCCCGTAATAACAAATGTAAAATCTGCATACCGTTATTACTACAGTCCATACGTACAGGAAAGTGAGACACGTAACCATATCCCTCTCTCGTAAACTGTTGGTACTCAATACAAAATGCTAGGAATCCAAACGGTTCACTCGCTTCCGTCCACCAGTCGTTAGTCATTGGGTCTTCTGCTGTTTCAAGGAACCACTTCTGATGTTTACCTACCCAATGCAACCGTTCCTCAATGCTTCCCTTTACTCCCCATGCATTGGCTCCGTGGATCAACAGTCGTTCAAGGTCGTCTTCATCCACTACCTGTTGACCATCACCGAATAACAAAAGACCACGTGCTAAGTCGTTACCCTGCGGATGCAGATAAGCTGGCATATAATATACCCTGCCTCTGTAATCAACACGTGCCGGAAAGTAAACGTCGTCCCACTCCTTATACTTCTTAGCTAGGTGTAATATCTTGGCGTGTTGTAGCCTTTTGCTACGGTTACTTTCATTGCGTCGTCGTATCTTGTCCTGTTTAAACTTCCACTCACGCAGTTCTTCAGGTCGTTCGTGTCCGTTCTCAAGGTACGGTTGCAGTGGTATCTCATGGAAGTTAAAGACCCGTTCCAATTCGTAACACTTTAGAGCAACATCTAAAATCTTCGTGTTAATTTTCCACTTTACCTGCTGTATGTTATTCACGGACACGTAAAGATTCTTCATGCTGGCAAACTCGTAGTTGCTACCGTTCGGTCGGTTCATAACAAACGGATCGTCAAAGCTCTCGTATCCTCCGCTGTAAAAGTCTACCCAGTCTCTCGGTTTAGTCGGCAACGCCATACGCATCGGATCAAGCATCTCTTTCCATGTGTCGTACCGTCTTACCCAATCACTAAACTCTGCTGACAACGTAACTATCTTTCTTTGCTTCTTTCCAAAGCGTTCCATCCGAAACTCTATCAGTCCAGTGTGTCGTTCAATCTCTCCCAACAACCACGCCCCTAACGATACCTTTAACCGGGTCTCCCAACACGTGAAACGTCGGTTATTCTTTTCAACCGTATAAAACCTCTGCATCTTAGACCGTTTACTCTTCGATTTATGTACGCTGAACATCTTATTCTTTGCTACCGTGTGTTCTGCTACCCTTTGTCGTGCGATCTCTTCAAATGCTTTACCCACTTCCGACGCCAACCTACTAAAGTGACGGGTCTCTGCGTACATCTTATCAAGCACCGTCTTCAGTGCTATCTGTGCAACCATTTGAGGGTGGAAGTCTGCGATGTAACACAACCAAATAGGCATGGACGGACACTTATCATCACTTGTGAATCGGTTAAAGAAGTCTTCAATAGGGTCGGCTAGTTGTGGTGCAAGCTTACTTAACACACGCTTACTGCTGTCCAACTCACTCCCTCGCTCACTCTCCTTGTAGAACTGCTGGAACTGGCGGTACGTACTACGTCCCCACCTCTTCATCTCGGCTTCGATTGCGTTCACCGCTTCTCGTTAATATGGTTAAACCAAACCTTCGGACGAACACGAGGAGTCTCGGATCGTACAATATTTAGGTGCTTGTCGTAGGTCAGTTCGTTCTGTCCCCAAAACCAGTCCCAACCTTGATTAACTAGCTCAACGATTGTCAGACTTTCGTCGTAGTCAATCATTGTTTGCTCCTCGTGTTCGTCGTCGTCCATCTCTCAGTCTAGTTTGTTTGTTCGTTTATCCGTTGTATCTGTACCTGGTGTCCTCTTTATATGCAGATGCGTACAAATCTATCTCAACATCTTCAACCTCAACGATCTCAATTTCTAGATGCGGATATAAGTTCTCTTTACGCCTACCCATTGACTCGGTAAATTCTTCAACGCTCTTGTAGTAAGTAGTCGTTTCGGTTTTCGTTTCGTTAGGGTTCTCGTTGTGTATGTAAGTTATCTTTTTTCTCGGTGTCATATTAATTTAGTCCTATGGTTTTGTAGTTATTAATCATCAAAGTCAACACTATTGACCAGTGAATGTTATCTGCTTTTATAATGTTATCTTTCTCCCATAACGGTTGTAAGTTTTGGTAGTTAAAGCATAGCTTCTGATGGCTCGGTTTAGTCAGGTCAAAGAACGAACACGGAATGATGTGATCGATATGCCAACCACCTCTACCCATGTTATCCCAAGTCATACCATCGGTGAACTGTGATTCTAAATGGTCACGTAACTCATCAATAGTACACCCAACTAACTGCATAGACGACGCAACCTTTGTTCCTTCAGTGAAACCATGTTTAACGGCTTGTAATATTCTAGTGCTAATAGTTCTACGAAGTTTTTTATTAGGGTCTTTATAATACTCACGCATCCTTTTATTAATCCTCGTCCTGTTTGCACGTTGATATTCCCTAGATTTTTCCTTGTGTTCAGGTTGTTGTCTTAATTTCAAAGCGTGTTGTTTGCGTCTTATAATGTAATCAACATCTTCTTTTCGACTGTGGTATAATTCTTTATGATACTCTCTCAAGCGTTCCCTGTTGCTCTCTCTAAACAAACGATTTGCTTCTCTTATCTTATCTCGGTTCTCATCTCTGTACCTAGCACGTTCTTTTCTTATTTTATCTTTATTGTTCTGATAACGAGCTTTGAAGTATTGCTTGAGTTTATCTTTATTCTTCTCCCTATATTTCTTGTCGGTTTGTTTTTTAAGTGTGTGACGAGCAGGGTCTTTTTTCAGTCGTTGTCTTGAAAGCTTTTCTAACTCACGTGTTCTTTCAACTCTATCAATAGTACCCCAGTGTTCATGATTACCTAGTTTTTTAGGTTTGCTGTACCATTTTATATAGAAAACACCTTCGTATTTTTTGTTAGGGTGCTTGTCACCTAACCCATAAGTGCCTCTAGGTTTACCAGTCTGCAAAATAGTTTGATTGATCTTACCCTTTTGCTTGCCGTCTTCGTGTATTGGTATCATGCCCCCACTTCATCCCTATCTACGGACACGTAAAGATCATGCTTATCGTTGTCAAGCTTGTCCTTTAATTTCTGTAGTTCTAGATACAAAGGGAAAAACCTATTCGACGGATCAATGCAATCCGCTCCCATCTCGTTTTGGTGAATCCAGTACATTAACTCCTCTATCATGACGGTCGGTTCTAAAGTTATCTCTCGGCTCATTATAAAGCTATCCGTTTGAAGGTTGAAGTGTCAGTGTGTACGCACCCATCATCAGTTGAGTGGTAAGTGTCGTAACAAGTTACAATCCATTCTCCACTCTTGTAGTCGTCGTCCTGCCAGATGTTAAAGTCAACAAACCCATCAGGAGTTTCTATTGAGTCCCAATGGTCGGTTGAAGGGTTGTTTGAGTTAATATGATTACGTGCACGGACACGTATGTTGTTTTTTATATCGTCGGTTAGGTTGAATTTCATATATCGGTTTTTTGATTGGTTTTAATCGTTGTAAAGCATACTGATAAACAAAATGAATATGAATGCAATACAAAGTAGTGTGATCATGCTCATTGTTCTTCGTCTTTCTCTTTTTTAATAGGATTATCGGTTGATTGTCTTATGCATCCCTCAATACTAGAATAACTGGACGGAAAGCACAGATCAGCTAGACAGTCTACGCATATATCTTCGCCCTCGTTTTCAGAGCCTTGCAAGGTAAGACCGCAGTGTTTACAGATATTAGTCATCGGTTAAAACGGTACGCCCACAAAAAGGGCAAGGTGAGCCGTCAATCGGACAAGACAAGCCTTCATCGGACGGACATAAGTCAATTGGATGATCGGTTAGTTTGTGAGAGTTGCAACCGGTTAAGAGTAACAAGAGAAGTGGTATTAGTTTATTCATGCTATTAGCTTTCCTCTTTTTCAAACTCTATGCCGACAAGATCAACAACATCACAAGCCAGTCCAAATTCTGGATAAGGTGTAAAGTATGGCTCTTGATCAGGTTCCTTGTCATCAAATACGTCAATGTGTTCGTTGTCCTTCATAAACTTTTCAATGTGCTTTATGTCTTCATCTTCGAGCCCGTCAAAGTCTCCATTGAATAACGCACAAAGTGCATAGGATGGAAATTGATATTCGTATTGGTTTTTTATTTTCATAAGTTTCTACTTCCCTTCAATTGCACAAATAACAATCAGCCACAGCCACGCGGTCAAACAGATGAAAGGGCTAAGTATAATTGCAAGTGCTAGTTCTTTTTTAGATGTTTTAGGCATCCAGTTTTCAATGTTTTCGTCTTCGTTAAGTTTGTTTACGAGTGATATAGTTTTGTTGTTCATTCGGTTGGTCTCCTTAGTTCTCCTCGGTGATCTTAAATTTTTCTTTGAGTTCTCGTAAGCTGCGAAGTTTTCTCAATTCGTAATTACAAACATGATCGCGAGTTTCTTTATCCTTTAGTCTCCTAAATTTAACAAGCTCTCTTTCTGCTTGTAAGATCAGATGCACTAATCCATCTATTACGAATTCAGTTTCTTGTTCAGTTAATTTTGTACTTATGTCAATGTTTTCGTTTTCGTTATTCATGATTTTAATTCTCTTTTGATAGTTTTCTTTGTTGTATGCGTTTTCTAGCTTCCTTGTTTAATCGTTCGCCTTCTCTTTTAGCTAATAAAAAGCGTTCGCCTTGGTTGCGATTGAATCGTTCTCTGTTATATCTTGTTCGCCAATCGTTCATGTTATGCCATTACCTCGCTTTCTTGCTGATAATGTTCTGCTATTTCTTGCCAGTCTACATTTTGAAGGAAAGCCAATGCATAATCTCTACCGATTCCTTCATCCGTGCTTTCTTCGATTAATAGCTCTGCAAATTCACGCATTCCATCGGAAGAGCCATAAGCCCAACGATCGTTGTCACCATCGAATAATTCGAGATTGACTCTCCATGTTTCGTAGTTTGTCCAGCCGTTGTAAGTTGTATCTGTTTTCATAAGTAATAAGTTTTGAGTTAATAATATGAGTTGATAACAGCACTCAAAAACTATTTCCAACAATACGACAACAACAAAATATCAACCTTTATCACTTTGCTGTGTTTCTACTGGTAGCTATTAGCAAGTCTTATCAACTATCAGATCGACTAATGACTTCCATATTTGGCAATCTACTTCCATATTTGGAAAAGAGGTGACGGCTCGAAGCGATAAATCTAGATGCAAACTACTTGCAATAAGCCGAACGATTGACGATTTGCTTTACTCGTGTAAACCTTTGTTAATGCAACTAACTTGCAATAAGCAAAACAACTGGCAACACTACCGACTACCTCGTCTCATAAGTCATTAACAATCAACTACTTATTTGCTTTACTCGTGTAAATTAGACATAATGACTATTATGCGAACTCTGTTGGTAATCAACGATTTACGAAACAACTTTGCAAACACTGCCCCGCTGTAGTAAAAATCTAGGGGTAGCCAAGGGGAAATCAACGACCGCGTATATAGCGTAAGCCGTTCAGATTTTTTCAACCAATTTCCGTTTAAGCTGCCTAGAAAGAGGGGCTGATAAAGTCGTCTAAGTCGTCGTCTTCGTCTAGGTCTTCCGGGCTAAAAATGATCTCAGCGTCTGTTAAAACGGTCAGTTTAGCGAACTCTAACGCACCTACAATCGTCTGATCGTTAAGGTCGAACTCCTGCTGGTATCGTCGTATTAAGTTGTCTAGGTCGAACATAAAGGAGTCCGTTTGATCGTTATTGTTCATAGTACTTTACACTATATAACATATACGTTAGGTAGTAAAGACTGTTGCTTTAATTTAGGTGTGACATTTTGACACGTATTTTAATTAACTGATAAACAACGACTTATAACTTTAGGCTTTACAATCAACCTGTAATGGTTACTAAATGGTATAATGCCTAGCGGAGCGATAGTCGTACTAGCTGTACGCTTTAACTTACACAGTTTAACTGTAGTACTTCTTCATCAAAACAACTAACAACAACGGACACTCTAAAACGTCGTCGTTATAATCAGTTATTTAAAAAAGCTCCTGAAAGACTTCACACGCTTTTTACATCTATAACGTTTCGTTATTATCGTCGTCTTCTTTCTAACGTCTTTAAGGATAGGTGTGTTTACACGTAAACCAAAGGCATATTTAAAGTCTAACTTTAGAATTACCATAATAACGATAACGTCTATACAGCAGTATTAGTGTATTTAAACTAACTACTTCATCACAGTTATAACAGAACTTAATTACAGTATGTAAGAGAGATTTGTTAACTCCAAAGAAGAGTGTTATTAGAACGTTTACGTTTATAAAAGCTATCAGTAAACTTTGTTAACTCTTCTTGTAGTAGTTCGTTCTTTCTATCGTACATATTCTTGTTAACATCAGCAGCCATTTGTTCTACCCAATAAGCAACAGCAATAGCTAACGCATCCAGACGGTCATCATGAGCCAGACTACCTCGTTCTCTTGTTATCCGTGATAGTTGATAGAATAACATATACCTAGCTTGAGACTCTATAGGATACGTTAACGCAGACTGGTAGTCGTTAGAGATAACTTTAGGATCAACAATAAGACGATGACTATTAAGAACAGGTTCAAGTGTATCAACAATCCTTAGTTCTTTTTGTTTACTACTACGTACTTCTTCTATGGTTACAGGATATTCATTACGAAACAACGGTTTAATCAGTTCCATAAACATACCGTCACCAAAGTTAGACTCTATAACGATCTTGTTAACTTTGTTGTTTTTAGCAATAGAGACGAGACGTTTTAATGTTACCTCGTCGTACCCGCCTTTAATACCACCAGCATCGGGAACAAACAACTGACTGTTAAGCATCTTTACCACAGCATACGCCGTTTCGTCTTTACCCCGTCCAGAAGGATCAATAGACATGACAGACCCTGTATACGGTATTAGTTCCCCAACAAGGCTGCTAGGACGCTTGTAGCGGTCTCCTGCCAGTCCTACATTAGGTAGCGTTCTATCTGCTTTCTCAGGGTCTGACGACCACACGATCTTTTCAGGAGCACTGTCAACGTCAACGTCGTGAATGATAAGGTCGTTAATCTTTAGGGGGTAACGGTCACGATCACTCAGCTTAGGGTTTAACATGAACTGCAACGCAAACCCGGTACGACCGTACGACAGCTGACGTTCTTCTAAGTCCATATCACTGAAGCGTAAGGGTTCTGTAGAAGTACCAGTAGTCTCAGGAGTTATGTTATCCCGTATAAAGGGTGCAAGAGATGTACCGTAGTTGTTATCAGCTTCTTCTTCCTTTGGGTACTTGGCAGGCCATACACGCTGCTCGTAGCCCCTCTCTGCAAGTTTAGTGTACAGACTGTCCTCGCATTGAGGTGTACCAAGAAATACAATCCTAGAGCTTTCTAGGGGCTTTATAATAGAATCAAACTCTTTGACGGCTTCGTCCAGTTTATCCCGTAGTCCTTGTGTTTGAGAGTTAGACGGTACTTCTACGTCGTCAGCTACGATTATATCAGCACGGGAACCAGTCAGCTGGGATGTTACACCTAACGACTTAACGGAGGGTGCGTGAGAAGCAGGAGCACCGCTAACATCAAAAGCTATCTTACTGAATCGTTGGTTCTCTGATGGTTGTAGATGTTGTAGGGCAGGGATGTCCTGTATCAGACGTAACGTAAAAGTAGAGAAGTCATCTGATCTATTCTTACTGGCAGACACAACAAGTATGTTTTTTGTTTGATCTAGTAGTAGTTGATGAACAACAAATGCTGAGGTTATCCAGCTCTTACCACACCCACGAAATGCTTGAATAACGGAACGACGAGGTCCATTTTGCAAGT